GACAGGACCTGCACGATTCCCGCAGGGGTTTCCGTCTTGACCCAATACGAGGGCTTGATTACTATTCTCAAGTCCGACGACTTGGGCGAACGGAACGAAACTCTGGAGGAGGGAGCAACCTGCACTCCCTCCCCTGGTGTGGCAACCGGAGGACAAGTTGTCGCCACTCCCAAACCTTTGTGCTTGTAGAACTTATGTGCGTTCAAAGCACCCAATCCTTTTATCACCTTCTCACATATCTCGCATGTGAGTGCCTCCGGTGTTCGATTCCTAGTCATACGTCCTCCTAGTAGGATCGGGGGAGCCTAAGCCCCCCCTTCCCTTTACTTCCTTACGGAGTCAGCGATCCCTGAGCATTCGTCACGGCTCCAACCCCATAGACCTTCACGGTCCAGTTACCCGTTCCACCAATGGTGACGGTGATCTTCATGGTTTTCGCCAGGAACGGCAACGCCTTGACTTCGCGGCCAGATGCAGAAAGCTGCGTCATGGCTACGAGATCCAGGTAGTTCGTCCCATCCTGCGTCCCAACTACCTTCACATCGCACGTAGCGGTACCGGAATTTTCCGTCGCTTCGAGCCAGATGGAAGAGAGATTCAGGAACTGGTCAAGAAGAGTTCCCAGAGCATAGGTGGTGGTAGCTGCGAGCGTGACATTGAGAAGCTGTATTGATCTCTTTGCAAATCTCATAGCTCACCCCCTTATGCCGCGAACCCAGTGACACCCTTGAGGATGCCATGGGTCTTCTCTTGCATTACTTGCAAGCCGCACACGGTACGGTACTCGTCAACCGTCTTCGTCTGAGATTTCGGCTGAGTGTCCGTGACGAACTTGGTGTCAAGTCCGGCCATGTAGCGGTACTTCACGTTGGTTGGGTCGAGAGCGAAGCTGTACGTGCAGAACGCATTAAAGTCCGCCAACAGCCAATGCTTCACGATGTCCAAGTCTCCGTGGGCACTACGATACCTTGCGATCCTCATGCCGTAGGTCTTCTCGTTCTGGTCAACCACCAAGGCATTCTTGGCCCAGAAGGTGAAGGCACTCAGCATCACAGGATTGCAGATGAAGAGCTTCGTAGGAGCAGTTACCGTCGGATGATACCGGAAGAGAGTCCGACAGAAGGTTTCAAGATCAGCCTCTGTGATGACCCCGCCCGTGATATCCGTGACGTTGGTGGAGATGGAGTTAATCAACCCACCTGTCCCACGCCGCGCCTGAGCACCAGTCAGGTCCTCGAACTTGTCTCCGAAAAGGAAGGCCTGTTCGATTCCCCTCTTGTGTTCGATGGCTTTCTTCATTTGCTGGAACTTACGATCGTTCCCGCCGAAGGATTTGGAAGCGTTCTGGATTTCCGTCAGCTCGACGGAATCCTTGAAGATCTGAACATAGTTGTCCAGGAACGCCTTCTTGGTGTACTTGAACTCCTGATAGTCCGATCCTTCCATCAGCGCGTTACCCGCGATTACCACCTGAGCAGGCACAGCCGTAAAGTTATACGCTGTGACTGAACCCATGGATCGGGTTACGCCAAGAGAAGCCGAAGCTACGGAAGTGACAAGAATTGATTCCCCAGTCGGGGAGATCAGGATGTCACCAACTCGGACGCGGGTTTCCTCTCCTGCCGCGATAACAAGCGGAGTGGAACCACCACCATCCGAGAGAATGGATAATGTATTAGGCAGAAGAACGTCTTCCATCCACTCATACTTCGGAGCGTCTGTGACTTCCTTCCCACCAATTTTGCGGGTGAAGATCAGAAGGGGTGCATCGTCAGGCTGAAGAAGAAGAATCTTGTCAGCCACATCCCTCTGAATCGAGCCTTCAGTCCCGCCAGTATACTTGGTACCTCGCATACCAACAATCGGCTCTGCCATAACTTACCTCCCAGTTACCGTTGGAAGAACTTCTGACGGTCCTGCCACATAGTAACCAGTTCATCAAAGTCGTCCCCTTGGGACGCTGGTGTGGATGATTTCCTGCCGCCCAGCGATGCGGCTTTCTTGGCATCCGACGCCCCCTTTTCGAGTTCAGTCTTTCGACCTTTCATCCTTTCTCGAACTTCGGGGTGATCGTCTTTTACGAGTTTCAACCACACATCCAGCCGGTCCCTTCGACCACGAAACTCCGGGTACCTATCCATCGCGTCGAGAATGAGATTTTCATCTCCCTCCTCCAGTTCAGGATGGGACTCCAGGAACTTCTGTAGTTCCAGGTTACCGCTCAACCCTCGAACCTCTCCTTGGAGTGGCTCGACGGTTTCCTTCAGTGAGGTCGTCAGTGCCTGCTTTATTAGAGCATTCAGGACTTCCTTCGGGTTTTGCACGAATGACTTGACGAATGCCTCGGGGTCCTCGGCAATGTCCTGCTGCTTCTCCTTCGAGAGCTGCGGGACAACCTGCATTAGTATTCCCTGCATCGTGGCATACTCCTGATCCCGTTTTGTGGCCTTGGATTGGAGATCCTTGTACCCCTTCACGAGAGCAGTGATGTCCTTGAATGGCAATCCGCCATAGTCCTGTGCTTCCTTCTTGCCCTGATCTTCTTCTGTACTAGGAGATTCGCCAGGCTCTCCCCCTTCACCCTTCTCAAGTTGTTCTTCACCCTCTCCCTTTGAATCGGTTTCCCCTTCGGGATTTTCCGGCTCGTCAAAGATGGTTTCCGATTCCTGATTGGTTACGGCCATGTCGTTACGTCCTCCCTTTCTTATCTGCAAACTCGGCCTTTACAGCCTCCGTTTCGCAGATGTCTCTTGCCAGCTTCGGCAGGTTCCGAAGATTGCTGATCTCGGTTTTCCCGCCGCTGGCCTTCATAACTCGTTTCACTATCGCTCCATCCTCTTCGTCCTCACTGAGGAGGAGGCTGTTGAGCTGGTCCTGCCGGTGAGCCAGGTACTCCAGGAGGGCCTCCCATATTGGGCTGCTGTCCAGGTACTTGACCTTCCGGGCCAGGTCCAGCGGGATTGGGTAGTGCATTCGGTCCTCCCTGCATCTGCATTTGCTGTTGCTGCATCTCCTGCTGAAGCTGCATCTGGTGCGCTGCGATGTGATCCTGCATTCTCGCCTGGGAGTTCTGATCCCAACTTGCCATGTCCGCACTCTGGTGGATTCCCAGGTGGTTCCCTGCGTTCCCCTTCACGGGGATCTCCATGTTCAACGACAGGGCTACATTCTCCGCTTCAGCCAGCTTCACATCCTCCAAGGCCGACACCGGCCCTTCCTGCTGCACGAGTAAGTCCTCTACATTGCGGAGGTCGAAGCTCTCCAGCACTTCCTTCAGAAACTTGTCCACCCTGACTACCGTGGGTAGCTTCACAACCCGATCGAGAAGGCTCATGAGGGCCTCTCGCCGGGTTAGCTGATCCAGGGGGATGCTGGACCCAGGCTCTACAACAAAGTCGCACTGGGTCAAGATGTCGTCGATGGTGATGTCCTTGACTTCCATTCCCCTCGGCCCGAGGATATGAATCCTCTTCTTATCAGGCATGTACGTCATCTGATACGCATGGTCGATCTCAATCAACTTGCGGAGAGATCCGCTTTCAAAGGACGCCAGCTTCAGCGCGAATCTCGCATTCGCTTCCCTCACGACCGTGCTTACCCCTGTCGCCGTATCTACGAGTTTCGCAGAGGACTTCGTCCCCATGAGGTAGTCAGAGATGCCCGAGGTAAACTGCATTTCCTCTTTCGTCGTTCGGACCTCGCTCTCCGAGGAGAAGTCCACATTCCCCATCTCCAATTTCTTCAAGCTTCTCTCAATATCCCCAGTCAGAATGACGTTCCCCGCCGTGAACCGAATGTTCTTGAAGTCCGTCTGCTGATCGCTCCGATTAGCGAGGAAGACGGGGTTCAGAATGAGGGATATATAATCCAGCCTCCCGTTCGACAAAGCATTCAGCTTGTCCGGGAGGCCGGCCAATGCCTCAATCGTCCCGACGCCAATTGGTTCGCTAACCATCGGGTTCAAGTTGCAATTGAGGATTGGAATCTCCTGGAGAGGGTTCGGGTTGTCTCCAACCTTCGCAACTACCCTTCGATCCAGAACCATAACGACGCGCTCCGATTCGAGCATCCACATCAACTCATACTTCCCATACGTGTGATCGGTTGTTCCAGGATTGAGACCTTTGATCTCGTCTCTCTCCATCCTACCCGCTCCACTCATGGCCCGTTGAGAGGAGGGGTTATCCTTCAGATACTCCAGGACTTCCTTCTCATACAGGAGTCCCGCCTTCGCCATCTTCTTCAGGTCCTTGGCCGAGTGCCACTCCCGGAAGAAGAAGTAATCGCCTTCTTCGATTCGTTCCACCCCAGGCTGGAAGAAGCAGTCAAAGACATCCAGGACAGTTGCCCAGAAGTCATCGAATTTCTTTCGCCGTCCTCTTTGTAGGACGTAGGCCGTCTCCGCTCCGCCAGGGATTTCCTGTGGCACCCGCTCCAGGACATTACTCGTCTCGTCCCGCCAGTAGTGGTACAGAGGACTCCACCCATAGATGGCGTACTGCCGTATCCATAGGGTCTGGAGTTCGATGAAGTTCATCCGATCGAGGGAGTAGTAAATGAGATCCTGGATAGCCTCGACCTTTTCCTTCTCAATGTCTCGCCTGGGGAATGCTCGTGCGCGAGGGAGCCTGCCAGCCAGTCTCGGCATCTCGCACTCGACAATGGCAAAGGGGTAGGGAATGAAGAGGTTCGCTCTGTCTGTGATCTCTTCCCCTTGGTCGTTCTTGATGGGATCTGCGACGGAACAGTACTTCTTGTAGTTACCAATCATGCTGGGGTACAGAGTCTGCATATGCTTCTCTGCAACTTCCAGCCGCTCAGTAAACTGCTGCAGTACTTCTTCCTTCTCTCTATCCGAGAGGTCAGCCAGGACAGTGAATACTGGGGTTTCCTGCTCTTCTTCTCCTAGGTTCTGAGTGATTTCATTCGTCAAAGCCCCGTCCCTCTCCATCCGATTGTGCGTTTCGGCAGTTGAATCTGCATACTGCCGATGCCCGGAGGAATCATGTCCAAGATATAGGAGAGCGCATCTACAATGTCCCAGCTTCTCGCGGCAGGTATTGTGGTCAGCGAATCCAGGAGATCCTTGAGGTCTTCCCTGATTCTGATCCTGCCGAACTGGAACAAAGGCTGCAGCCGCTTGATGCGTTGCTCCTTTACATTCCCCCCAGCCCATCCCTTTACGGGGCTGAGGTCTTCAACGTTGAAGAACACGCCGCGCCTGGCCATCTGATCCTTCACACTGAAGGCCAGCGATTTCCTCGTGTTCGTCTCCATCCCGAATCTCGGGTACGGATACTTCCCATAAATCCTGAAGCAGAGATCCACGAATCCCGGTGTTTCTACTCGGATCCCCTCTGCCGTATCGACGTACCAAATCCCTGTCTCTTGATCTACCCCAACCGCAACTGCGGCGGTCAAGCAACTCCGTCTCTCCACACTCTCTGCGGGGTCTACCGCGATGTACCAGATCAGTCGTCCCCATATTTCCTGAAGCTCTCTAGCACTGATCTTCGCAGCCGCGATATCACTCGTCCTGAACCAGCAGACAGAAGCATCGTAAGGGTTATTAAGGTACTGCGCCGCAAACTCTTGCTGACCCTTTTGCCGCAGCAGTTCATCCGCTTCTTCGTCGTTGAAAAACGCTGGGAAAATGTAGTCATCGTCCTCCCTCAATTCCTTCAGTGTTACGTCGAAATCACACCGACATTTGGGCACGTGATCGAAATCGGCTTCAACACAGCGTGGATCACAAAAGAGTTCCATGATCCAGCCATATAAGTCCAGTGGGTGCCATCGGGTTCCAAGAATCCATAACTCGCGCCCTGGGTCGAGGAGATCCAACGAATCCTTAAAATACGTGATGACTTTCTCGATCTGCTCAACATTTCCAACGTTTCTGCGCTCGACAAGATCATCATGGATTATCAGGTCGTAGTGCTGTGAAGTC